TGTGTAGTCTCTGGTATTGTTAGTGTCATATTGACCTGTTGCATTGATTCATTTTGATGCTTTGGATCGGGCCATTCTGACACGTTGCATTGATTCATTTTGACACTTTCCATTGATTCATTTTGACACGATGCATAGGTTAAACGTTCGTAGTCGATCGAATACCATTTTGTGCGATCAAAACCCTTTTTATTATAGTTGCCTGTCAATAAGTAACCTTCCTTTTCTAGCTTATTAAACATTCTTTTCATAGTACTTAATGACCACCAGGAAAACTGATCATTCCATTTCTCGGCTGTATTATAAACCCACACACGGCCGTCATAATTGTGATTACTTTTTTCTAGCCAATAGTGTATTTGTTGCAACACTATAGCTTCATTTAAACCGATTTGTTTTGCTAATGCTGGTTTAAAGATCATTGTATCGGTTGAACTTAATAAGTTTGTTTGCATCGTTGTTGCGCCCTCCATTAAATAGGTTTAACAGTTTTATAGATTTTATAACCTTCTCTTTTCTTGCTGTTTTTCCCTTTGTTGTTACCTTTGATGAATGTTAAATACCCGTCTTTGTTTAGTCTAACTAACATTTTTCTTATACCAGATTCCGAGATAGTTTCATTGCATTCTTCAGCTATTATTTCCACCAATTCAGATTCATGTAAATCTATCGTTTCCGATCCGAACAACCTAACTAACATGTTATGAACATATTTCAGTTTGATTCCATCATTTATTAAATAATCATGTTCAATAAATTTGTCTGGTTCGTGATATTCTTTATTGATCTCAAACACTGGTTTGATCCTCTTTGCTCCATTGCCTTTGTAAAACTTGCCGTAACCATACATTTCTAACGACCTAATTGTATTCAGTAGGTGCAACCTGTTCTTCATGAATCCATTTTCTACTTCTGGGAACATTTCACCGTATACAATTTCTATCTTTCTATTGTTCTGTTGTTCCGCGATCTCCTGGAATCTTTGTAATAAAATCGCCGTACTAATGTTGTATGTTTCGTTTGCTACCTCTGTACTAAACCATAACTTTTTATCATTCATAATTATTGATCTCCTTTGTATCTGTATCTAATTTGATTCCCGTTTCCTCTACCTACTCCGATTCGTTCTCTATCTCTCTTTCTTTCAATGATCCCCTTTCTAAGCAAGTTATTTAACATAACGTTTCCAGTATCTTTATTAAAGATCCCAGACGTTTCATACATGAATTTGTTTGTTGCCCAATCTCCGTGATCCTCCAGGATTGTGCGGGCCAAAAACATTTTTGGGTTGAATCGTTTATCACCAGGTTTAACATAGAAATATTGATCGGCTGTTTTAACCTTCTTTTTAAGTTTAACAATTTGATTGTTACCGCGTTTCTTTGTCTCCAGGTAGCCAAAACTTACTAACTCCCTAAACGCTTCTTTCATAGTTTCATAAGATAGCTGTAATTCTTCGATAGCTTCATCAATATCAAACGTAACAACTTTCTTTTCTTCTAAGAATGAAATATCATTTACAAACTCCAGGATAACCGCTGGCGTCATTCCGAGTTTATTCGCGTGTTCAATATTGAAATGAATAATTTTGTTCATTGTTTTCCTCTCCCTTTGTTTAATAGAATTAGACTCTTTTCATTAATGCTTCGAAATACATATTCTCCTTGAATGCTAATGTATCTCTGTAGGGCCTTCTTAAACTTCCTGGTTCTTGTCGTGTGCATGACTTCGGCCTTTCTTCATCATCTACTTCTACAACCATATAAATCGGCTCTACAAAGTCATAACCACGGTTTAAAAGTTCGTCAGTTTGATCAATCAAAGTAAATAGATTGTATGACTTCTTTGCGAATGGTTTTGTTTTGTCGCTTTCCTTACCAAAAGAGAAGTTATTTCTTAAACGTTTGCGCGTTATTACCTTCATGTACTTTAGGTTCATTTGTTTATGCTCCCTGTTCCTCTAGTATTTTTTTAGCTTGTTCTAATAGACTAGGATCATTAGTGTAGCTAGTCCAGCCGACAATACGTTTTGAAAGTGATCCGTCAATTGCTTTAACATCACAATTCTTTTGTTTTGCTAGTGCGAATTTTTTAGCCGTTACAATCTTCTTCAATTTATCAACTTCATTATTTCTTGATCCCTGGTTTGTCTTTTCAGCTAAAGTTTTTGGGCCACCTTCAGCACCTTCTGGAATATCTTCGCCAGCGTATACATATAACCCCAGGCCGTGTAACGCGATAGCTTTAACTAAACAACGTTTCTGGTTTTTGTTTATTTCGAACGCGTTCGGATTTGCTATAGGTTTGTTTCTATGATCCAATACAGGTAACATTTCCGTTTCTGTGTGACCGTGGATCGTCACCGATACTTGAACAAAGAAACCGTTAGGCGTTTTTAAATATGGCACTTGAACATCAATATTTCCTTCATACGGGAAGTAATGAACGTGTTGTTTGGCCCGTGGATCAATTTTCTTTGTTTCAGCCCAGGCCCAGGCCCACGAAAGATAAGATAAACCGTTTTTCTTTTCTAACTTATCGTTTACATTAAGGGCAAACATTCGCTTAAAATGATTTACTTCTTCTTCAGTAACTTCTATTTGATCTGGCGCAACTTCAGTTTTCTTTTCTGTCATTTTTCTTTTCCTCCTGTTTGATCTTTTTGTTCATATTATGAACACAACCCATAAGCCATTTTATTTCCTTATTAATATAGAATTTCAAAAATTTAGCGTTTCCAGTTTTCAATTTTGGTAGAGAAGATATTTCTTTTAGTGCATCCATACATTGTTGTCGATCTTCTTTTAATGCTTCTAAATACGTCATACTATCACCCCTTATTTAATTGACAATGATTTCGTTCTATGAGTTGTTACACCTTCTACAATGATTCCTTTTTGTACGGCTTTTAATAGATCGGTTTTACTTAATGACGGTTTACCAGGCTTGTAATACATTTCTGGAATATGTTTTTCTGAATGCACCAGTAATGATTCTTTATTTGTTCTAACACTGATTGTCATTAGATCGGTTTCAATCTTTTTGTTATCAGTTGCTTCCATGCTGTCAATTAAGTATTGTTTTAAGCGTGTAACAGCTTTTTCAGTTTTCTTTCTACGTTCGGCCAGGCGCGTTTCTTCAGCTTTGATAACTTCACACATATTTTCCATGTTCTTTACTACATGCACGATTCCCAGGGCCTTTTGCTCAATCGCTTCGTCCAATGCTTCTAAAGTATCTGTAAACATTTCCTGGTTATCTTCTGTAATGTATTGCTGAATTTCTAGAAACTTTCCTGTTAATGAATATAATGATGTTGTCATAATTATCTCTCCTTAGAATGGGATGTATTTGTTTGGTTTTCCAGTTACCGTTGCTAGTACCATGTGTAACTCAATATCTCTTACTAATGATGGTTTATCTAATTTGTTCAATCTTTCAATCGCTTCTAGTAATTGCCTTTCAGCTAGATCAAGGCGCGCTTGCATTGCTTGTTTTTCAAAATCCATTACCATTCACCCCACATGGCTTTCTGGTAGTTTTTAGACGACCTAACAAAAACCCTTTGATCCGCGTCTTTCAAAACTACTTCCCCGTGATCACTGTTTATACCGCCTACAGCATCGACAAACCATGTTATTGTACCTTTTCTATATTCGACCTCCAGGTGATCACATACCACATCCCACGCTTCTTGCAATGTAGGTTGCTTATGAATTTCTACTACCTTTTCAATAACTTGTGGCCCTTTAGTGTAATGACGTTTCTTTTTTGACATGTTTCATTTCCTCCATTTTTGATAGTTTGATAAACTTCTTGATCTCTCTGTTGACTTCTTGCTCAACGTCAAGCCAATAAAGTAATTCTTTAGCTGATTCCCTCAATGCTACAGGATCGCTTTTTTCATATTGTTTAGCTTGCTTTTGTATTAATTGTTGCTTTGCTATTACTTCGCTTTTTTGCTTTTTCAGTTGTGATAACTTCTGTGTTACCTCTAAAATGTTCACGTTTATCTCCCCTTTTGTTTAATAGATCGGGATTTTCTTTTAAAAATCTGATAATCGGATCAAAGAAACTTTGTAAATGTTTATCACTCATTTGTAAATTATCGGACTTCATATATCAGACCTCGCAACGTGCCTGATAGGTTTCTCGTACCATTTTTATGTAATCGGATTCCTTACCAAAATAAAGATTAATAGGATCAATGCAATAAATTTCAGCTAACTTTGTAGCCGTTTCCATTTTGATCTTACTAGTGTCCTTTTCTAGTCTTTGCAACGTTGGATAGCTGATCCCCACCTTTTTTGCCACCTCTTCTAAAGATAGGTTCATGCGCTTTCTTGCTAATCTGAAAGTTAATTCCATCATATTTCGTTCACTCTCTCTCTATTAAATTATTATGTAAAGAACGGAATAATTAGATGCTTCATTTATTCTGTTCTCTCTTACAAAACTTATGTTATCATTTCTTATTTATAAAAGCAACACTTTTTGTCCCGTTTTATTAAACTTTTTTCATAAATTATTAAACTTTTTTAATGAAAAGTATTGATTTTCAAATCGCTTCTATTATATACTAAATGGGCAAGATAAATAACTTTACTGGAGGAAAAACGATATGCCTAGAAACTTTAAAACAGAAAAAGAAAGACAAATGGCCTTAAAACAATCCGAAAATATTAAACGTTTGATGGAGAAAAAGGGATTCCGCCAGGTGGATATGGTTAATGCGACTGGAATTGCACGATCTACAATGTCAACTTACATCAATGCTAAAAGCGTTATACCAATGGTAGCACTTCAAAAAATCGCGGACGCTTTAGGAGTTACTAAGGCACAAATAGTTGATCTTGATAGTTCGGAATCTGTTTCGGTTATGGGTGTCAAGAAACTACCAATTTATAATAATATCAAAAGCGAGTATGGAGAAATTGAATTGAATGATCCTTCTGGTTACTTAGATACACCTTTTTCATGGATCGGAAATAATGATCATTTCTATTATGAAGTTCAAGATGATAGCATGTTTGGAATAACAGCGGGATCAAAGGCGCTCGTACATCGTCAATCAGTTGTAGAAAACGGAGACATGGCCTTGATCGCCGTAAATAATGAAATATTGATCAGACGCGTTTATAAAGATAAGAATGAAATTACGCTTGATGCATTATTGAGAAAACAAACTATTGATGAAAGAGAAACTTTATTCTCTGTTATCGGAAAAGTAACAAAGGTTATAGGTGAATACTAATGAAGTGTGCAATATATAGAAGAGTTTCTACAGATGAACAAGCGGAAAAAGGATTCTCATTAGAAAATCAATTATTAAGACTACAGGCTTTTGCCGAGTCCCAGGGTTGGGAAGTTGTACATGATTATATGGACGATGGTTACAGCGGTAAAAACATGAACAGGCCACAAATAAAACGAATGCTACATGATCTAAAGTCAAATAAATTTGATATTGTTCTTGTCTATAGGCTGGATCGCTTCACCAGATCGGTAAAAGATTTAAATGATCTACTGGAAGTATTTAAGGAGCATGAAGTTGATTTTAAAAGCGCTACAGAATCAATTGATACAGCGACCGCAACTGGACGCATGATACTAAACATGATGGTTTCCACCGCGCAATGGGAACGTGAAACGATCTCGGAACGTGTCAAAGATGTTGTTAGAAAAAAGAAAGACCTGGGCCTTATTTC